AAAAACCAAACGGAATGCTTGCAGCTACATACGGATCAGTAAGAGCGCTACCCATGCCCCCAATAATTTCTGGTATAAAAGATTCTGGCCGCGTAGACTGTATTGCTATATTTTCTTCTCTAATAGCTTGAGCGCTTAATTTTGCAGTTTGCTGTATTTGGTCTTCATTTAAACCAGCCATGTGTCCAAGAGTGTCTGGATGATCGGCAATGTATTGAAAAATTGTGGCTGTGGCTCTATCGTAATCTCTAAAACCCCTAGCAGGATTTCCAAAAACAGCACCATCTGATTCTTTAATATCCTCTATAACTGTGGCCCACTGCTCTGCAAGCATATTATATTTAGAATCGCTTGATTCAATAGCCTCGGCATCTCTAAATGCTGATTTAATTAATTCTACGTTAGTTGCAGGCGCTTCATTATCTAAACCTTGCTCTGGGTTTGGTAAGTCCAATACGCTTGGCTGGCCAATAAATAAACTCATTAATCAAGACCTACTGCTTCGTAAGCATTAAACATTAGAGATTTGCCGTTTACAAAAACTTGCCTTTCATCTTCATCTTCACCACGAGTAATAATATATTGACCATCAGAAATAGCACGCAAATTGTAATCGCCTAAATCTTTAATCAAACTATTAAACAATTCTTTGTTTAATCCAGGGTTTTGTCTATCCATTTCATCAAAAGTAACAGTCTCAATAGCTTGGATTAGCTGATTGGCTGTCATTCTGGAAGGAAGTACAACCTCACTAGCTCCGACTTCCTCTACGCCACCAGCTCCGGTATCAGGGTTGAACCCAGTTGCCATCTGCAGTGCTTTTTTATAATTGTCTTCATCCCAAGTTATTTTACCCGACTGCGCCTGGAATCCCGCATATATTCTTTTTGCAGTCTCAATTACAACCATTTTTGTTTGCGGGCTTAAATTGTAAGCAGATCCTAAATCATCAATGACGCCGCCAGCGTCTTCTGTGGAATATCCAGCAGCAGCTACTGAATTTTCTTCAATTAAATCACTACCCAGTAAAGCCAAATTTGCGGCCTTAAAATTCCCTTCCGACACCATACCGCCAATGTACGCATAATCTGGATTATCTTTAGATACTTGTTGAAAAACTTTGTACGAATTATTGCCAAAACTTTCAACAATAGAAGTAAACACATTTAATCGTTTTATTCTATTATTTGGGTTTGTAGGGTCGTAACCAATCTGCCTGTTAATAGTTTCCGCTTCGTCAGCCGTAAGTAACGGGGCTGCTGATAATCCATAATGAGTTGAAATTGTTTCTACATCAGAAAGTCTTTGCTGAATAGCAGCTTCTACCTCTGTTGCGGTTGAGTTTCCGCTCATTGGGATTGGCGTTAATTTAACAACACCAACCTGATTCGCATACAATAACGGGTCTTTCTCAAGCGCACTATTTACCGCTTTTAACTTCTTCTCCATATCGCTTTTTATATCAGCCTGCACTCCAGATTGAGGGTTGCCCATTTTAGACAACGCTTGCTGAATCTCTAACGACGATGATGTTCGGTAAGCATCAAGATTCTTACTGCGATATTCAGCCTCTGTAAGTTGTTTTTGCAGTAAAATTTTGTCTACATCTGTATCATTTAAAGCATCAATCTTTTGCTGAATAGCAGTGTATTGCCCTGAATTGTATTTTCCACCGCCAGTTAATAATTTTACAATATCTGCAAGTTGCGCTCTTATTATTTTTTTCTCGGCTGTTTGTTTAGAAGTGCCAACCTTTGCTTCAGCTACTAACTTATTTTTAAAAACCCTTGTTTCATCTACTGTAAGACCAGGCAATGGATTATTAGTTAATTCGCTAATTACTTCGTTTCTAAAGTCGTTACTACCTTGCATAAAATCAGACATTAAACTGTCTTGAACGTATTGTTTCTGTAAGGCGATAACCTGTGCTGATATTTTAGACTCATCAAAATTATGCACCCGCATAAATTCTTCAATATCTTTAATTTGATCGCCAGCAAGAATTGATTTATTAGCATCAGTCATGGAAGCGATAACGCTCATTTGATTGATTCTTTCATTCAACCCCATAATAGATCGGCCTTGCGATTGCTCATTTAGCTTTGTCTGATAACTAGCATTGTAGTTAGTCGCTGCTATTGATCCAATGGACGACAAAGATGCACGCAATGATACCGCTTCTTCAGCATCAAAATCGCTAAATGACGCACTAAACCCATCAATAAGATCATTAATTTGGGCATCAACAACCTGGTTAGATAGATCGTTTTGCTCTGCGTTTAATAATATATTACTTATTTCTCGCCTAGCATCGGTTTGCATCTCTTGTGACGCATACTTACTAGCTACCGCGAATGCTTGGCGCTCCTCAATGTTAGTTGGGCCACCTTTCTGAGATAAATTAGTTAATACTGATTGAGCGCCAAGATCAGCAACCATCTCATTACCGCGAACTTCAGCCGCTATGTTAGCTCTTTTTTGTACAAATTCACCCATTTGGTTAAAAACCTGGGCCACTTGCCCTAAACTTTGGGCTTTCTGACCCATAGCAGGATTGTATGTTTGCGGTATTTCAGATTTCACGCCGACTTTTTTATATCTTTCTCTCTTAGCCATTACGCAAGACCCCCAGTAGAATTAAGATTTAGCGGCACACCTATTACGCCACCACCTTGCGATGCTGAAACGCCTGCGCCTCTGCTAAAACTTGGCAATAATGATTTACCACCAGCTTGTCGGTACCCCATATAACCCATTCCAAGAGTTGCGCCAGCCGATAACAAACTGCTTGTTGTAGCGTTTTTAGCTGCTGATTTAGCAATTTTACTATGATAAACACCCATATCTTCAGCAATAGTCTGGTTATCCCTGGCTGTGCTGTATTCTAACGAACCCTGGCTAATTGCGTAATTACTCAGACTTAAAGCCGATCCAGATAAAGCATCAATACCACTTGCTGCTACTCGCGCAGTTGAACTTGCTAAATGCTCATTTAACCTAGTAAGGATATCTGCACCTTGCTGCTTATAAGCAATAGCTTTTGCTCTACCTTCTAGCTTGGCTTGTTGTGCCTGTGCTTTAAATTGAGCTGCTTGAGCTTGCCCTTGTTTAACTTGGGCATAAGCGCTAACACCCGCAAATGCGAGCATTGCATACGGATTTGCTGTTGCCATTGCTGCTGCTGACATCTTAGTTACCTATACTCATTCGATACTCAAGTCCAAGCACTGTCATTTTTAGCGGTGCTGTTTGAGTAATTGTTATTTGACCAGTTTGGCTATACCCAAGTAATCCATGAACAGTCTTTAAGCCTGTATACTCACCAACCGCTTGATCTAGCACACCCTCGCCGTAGTTTCTAAAGGCAACAAGCTGGCCATTAATTGACATGTTTTGTGTCTCGTAAACAATCGCATCTACCTGGAGTATGCGCTTCTTTAACCCCTGTATCGAGCCGGAACGTAGGTTTGGCTCCGCTGGCATAGTCTTTACTTCAACAGTGTAATTCATACCCACTTGGTAACTTGAAGTTGCAGCAGATTCAAACGTAACTGTATACGGAGAAGCGGGTACTGTCTGAACTGGCTCTACTACGCCATCTCTAATAATAGACACCTCTTTACCTTCTAAGTGAGACATATTGACGCTGCTTGCTGCACCGCCTGTCAAAGCACTATCTACTGTAAGATTCTCGTTGAACTTCTCTAAATAATACTTAACAACACCATTGACTGTTCTCTTAACAATAACGAACGCTTCATCAATCTCAACCGCAACATTAATAAACTGGCCATCAGTATCAAATTTACTTGGCGCTATAACGTCTTGGCTTGCCAAAATAGAATAAACCACCATACTGCCATCGGTGCCATTACATATATATATGCGGTCAGTTTCGTCTGTCGATGTTGCTCGGCGGATACCAAAATCTACTGGGTCTTTTAACAAGTGAGAGCTTAGAACAGATAGTGGTGTAGTGCCGTAACTGCTAGTTGTGTCTGTAAACTGAAAGCTAACCAGGGCTTTGCCTTGTCTCTGGATAAAGAGTGTCGCGCCAGATAAGTCATGGATTGGCACTCCTTCTCTACTGCCGATTCTGCTCTGTGATTTAACCAAGAATGACGATGGCGTAATAGGCTCATTACCTAGCTGCGCGACAATAAATTCGCCACCAGTAGTAAATATCTGAAGGTCTGGCCCAGCATTAATATGCACGATAACATTAAGTTGATTCGTGTTTATTGTAGCTTCAACACCCTCATCATCCAGGCCAGTGCCAGTATCAAAGTTAAAGTAATCGACTACCCTTGAACCCCAGATAGTATTAGGCCTTGATTTGCTGCCACCAAAATATAATCGGCCTTCATGGAAAGCAGCACTACGCGGCCAGCCTCTTGTGCTAGACCATATATCTTCATACCCATGCTCACTCTGCCAGTTGCCAGCAGTAATTGCAGTAGTATCAAAAAATGGTGACTCAACATAAGACTTCATTTCAGTATCGCTTACATACTCAACATACCTAGCGCGACCAAACCCATTTAATACCTGGGCATATTCACCTACTGCTGCTGGCTTAAATGCTTTAACGTCATAATTTGAAGTAGCGTTTGGCGCGGTATCCCAAGCTGGGTAAACAGTAGCAACCTTAGTTGCTGCTACATAATCTTCAATATGCCTAGTTTGTCCTGCTCCGGTGCCACTTGTTATCTCAACAAACATACCATTACATTGATCATCAGTGGTGTAGCTTGTCGCTGATTTTAACGTAATTGTATTAGAGCTTCCGGCCTGAGCTGCACCATTATCAGTAGTAACACTGCTTGCAGTTAGCGTTATATTTCCGGTAACTGCGCTTGGCGTTATAGAATACTGAGGCTGATGCGTATCAAAATCAAACGCATACAATGGGATATTAGTTATCGCTAAATTCTCAAACGTCCATGACGTATCAGAATTGCGAACCACCCTTTTTGGCTGCACATCTTCATGCACTAAAATCAACGTATCGACAGCCTGAGTAAAATTAAGATCAGTTAGTGTCGCTGCTGTAATACCAGTTGTTACCAGGTAATCATTACCAGTTGCATTGATATTAGTTTGCAGCACGCCGCCTTTAAACACATACATGCGCTCATCTACGAACACCAATAGATAACTATCAGTAGTGCTGTATTCAAAAGGTATTAGTTTAAACTGGGTAAATGACGCGCCAAAATCATAGATAAATTCCAAACCATCTCTACGGCGAACACCACCCTGCGGCTGCACTACAACATTAGTAGCAGACTCTAGCGCGTCTTGGTATTGTTCTAGGTCTGTTCTTGAGCGCAGTAAAGGGTCTAGCTCTCCAACCTTGAAGTTGTTTTGGAACTGGGTAATCTTTGCCATTAGCCCCTCACATCAATTAAGCTGAAGTCTTCTATGACTTCTGGCAACCTACCCCTACTATCTATATTCATAGCCGCTCTAAACTGGCCACCTCGCCCATTCTCGCCTGGTGTGCCAAAAGCAAGTGAGCGGTAATAGTCTGCTTTTTGTATTTGATCTGTAATAATAACTGCTAATTCAGCAGCTAATGCTGTCCTAAGCATCTGAACAAAATACTGAGGAAACTTACTTTCATCGACTGATGTTTGATAATCAATATAGACAGTCTCTAAATTGGTATACAGCTTGTCGCCGTATATTTCCCAGCCGTATCGCAGTGGTGATTCATTAGTGCCAGACGATGCAAATACGGATTGAACCCCGGATAACATATCACCTGGTAATTGGTAAGAATACAGCCACTCGTTAATCGGCGCTGTCTCTAATCTTGCTAGTAACACTTTGCTTGTGTTCCACGACCATCGGTAGCTCGCCAGCAAAGTATCCCTTAAATCTGGATATAACCGATCGCAAGCCTGGGCCGCATCGGTGCCTTCTGTAAAAGATGAAATAGGTGAAGCGCCTAATAGTATCAACGCATCGGAACATATTGATAAATTGCTATCGCCTGCTGCCATCTTTTAATCCTGTAAAAGAAGGGCCAAGTTTCCCTGGCCCAACACTACTTAGTCAGTATCTGTATTAGCTAAAACAGTACCATCGGTGACATCAACGACACCAGAGGCATTGGTTAGAACATACATAATTGACACTACTTGAGTACCACCAGTAGAACTACGGACAAAGATAATATCACCCACTGCTAGAGTGTCCGACAAATCATTAAAGTAGCCTGATGTATTTACGTCAGCAGCAGTATCAGCAGTTGCATAAGAGTAAATGCTTGGAGCATTACCCTTTTTGCTTGCGCCGATTGTTGCTAAACCAGTTGAGCTATAAGCCATTTCTTATTCTCCTTTACGCTTCAGTACAAGAAATCTTGACGATACCTTCATCATCGATTGCTACTGCGCCAGCAGAAAACATAGAGCTTACTAAGAAAGAAGTCTTTTCTGGAATATAATTAACTTCTGACTTTTGAGCCATAGATTCTGCGTAACCCATAGAGTCACGATGCCAAGCAAAGCAAGAACGAGTAGACGGCTTAGGTACACCACCTTCATCACGATCACCCATTGTAAGGATATTGAATCCCATGAATGAATTGATCTCGCCACGAACTAGAGCCTTAACTGAGGCAAAGTCTTGAGAAGTAATCTCTGTCTCGCCTAGTAGTGAGTCTAACTGTGAAGCATGCATAAGAAGGAAACGGCCCTCTGAAGGTACGTTATTCTCATTCATCGCTTTAGCAGTTGCACGTAGCTTTTCGATGTTCATATTAGTAGTTGAACCACCAACGTCAGTGCCAACAGTAGACGGACTAGACGCTGCATTGAGTGCATCAATACATAGCTGATCCATACGGCGGGCAATAGACTTAGATACAACCTCTACTAATTCACGGCGCTCATCAAAGTTAATGTGCGACTGATGGAAAATATCACTGTATTCAGCAGCAATATAATCACTCATAGTTGCAGTAACTTGTGAGTAAGTAACGTTTAGTGGAGTTACATCGGTTTGTGGTACACGAACAGTAGCAACGCCTTTTCCAATTTTAGGGAACTTGACAGTGTTACCTTGAACACCAGTACGAGTACGCATAGTACCACGTAATAGTGCTTCAGCTTGATACGCTTGTTTTACCTCTGATTCAAACAGGGTAACAAACGCTGTTGTTACATTCTGCGCCATTGCAGATTCTCCTTTATAAGAATATACGAATAACGCGATCCGTTGGCCTGTAAATCAGGGCGGTCGCTTGCGCGATATAGTCACGCCGCCAGGGGATTCACCCCATATACGGGCCGCGAGCGGTTGGCCGTCAGTCGAATAATAAATAACCAACGGCCATAGTGCAAGCGTTTATTGCTGAGAGTCCATCCACTT